GCTCGACGGCCTGCGTGAATTCCTTCTCAAGCTCGGGAGCGAAGGCGGGGCTCGCCTTGTACTTGGTGACTTCGGCCTCGAGGTCGGCCGCGCGCTTGTGCGAGGCGATGAGATCGGAGAGCTTGAGCCGCGCCGGCTCCTTGCCCTCGGCCTCGGGCGGAAGTTCGACGTAATCCTCTCCGTCGTCTTCTGCCGCAGGCGCTGCCTCCTTAGCCGGCTCTTTGGTCTCGGCCGCAGGCTTTGCATCTTCGGCCTTTGGATCGTCCTTCGGCTGTGCCGCGAACCGTCCTGCCTCGTCACGGGCCGCCGGTGCGGCCTCGGGCTGGGTAAATCCGTGCTGCTGCGCGATCAGGCTGGCGATCTGATCATCCGAGCCTGTGTCCTGGGCAACCTGCGTATCCATTACCGACCTCTGATTTTCTCAAGTTCGGCCGCGGCCCGGGCATCACCCGCAACCGCACCGTCGATGAACGAGCGCAACTCTCGAATGGCCTTCAGGTAGAGCGCCGTGGTCTGCGTCGATGCCGCGTCGTAGCTGTGCGCGATCAGATCGTTGATGAGCACCGCCTCTCGGCTGGTGAACCACGACTGCACCGGCTCGCTGACAAGCGGCTTCAGGAGCGCCGCGGTCTCGATGGTGGTTTGCAAGCGCTCGAACCGCGCGGCCAGATCATTCACGGGGCAATTCTCCACCGCAGTGGGGGCAGCGCTTTGGCTTGGGCGCCGCCTCGTCCTGAAGCTCGTCGATCAGCTTCTCGCCCGAGGCGTCGTCCTGAGGGATTGCCACGGGGAGCTGGGAGACCGGAACCAGAGGCACCGGCTCCTGCTTGTCGTCGTCGCCCATTACGCAGCCACCGCCTTGATCACCACGAAGTTGAACACCGGCTGCTCGGTGGTGGTGCCGCCCGTCGTGTAGCTGGTGATCGCGAACGAGCCCGCGCCGACCGCCGTGACGGAGAGGATGTATTTGTCGGTTCCGCTCTTCTGCGAGACCATCACCACGTCGGTAGCGGCCACGGCCGAGTTGGTGACCGTGAATGTGGCCGGCGTCGCCGAGCCTGCGGCAGAAACCAGCGTAATGGCGCCCGACACCGTGTTGAGCGTGACGCCGGTGGTTCGGCTTGTAGCCTGGGTGACCGCGCCGCCAGCACCGGTGGCGTAGCCGATGCCCGCCGTCGCACCCGACGAGGTGATGCCGAGCGCGCCGGCAATCGCACGGGTGGCGACGATGTTGCCGGTCGAGGTGCCGCCGAGCGTGATGGTGCCGCTGCCCTTGGCGTCGATCTTCAGGTTTTCATTGGTGCCCGATGAGATGACGGCCAGCGCCGCGCCAGCCGCCGCCGCAGCGCCCGTGATGCTCAAGCCCGTCGCCACGCTCGCCGTGTTGGCGTCAACCTTGAGCACCGGGTTGGTCGAACCGTTGGCGCCGACCGTGAGAGCCGATGCGCTGGTGCTCGTCACCGTCGCGGTGCCCGTCACGCTGGTGTTTCGCGCGAGGCTGATGGCGCCCGTCGCGGTGCCGTTGATGGTGACGGTTCCAGAGCCCTTGGCGTCGATGACGAGGTTCTCGTTGGTGCCGCTCGAAGTCACCACGAGATCGGCGCCAGCCGCCGCCGCGCGGCCGATGACCTTGAGCCCGGTCGCAGCAGATGCCACCGAGCAATCCACCGAAATCGTCGGGTTCGTCGCGCCGTTGGGGCCGAGAGCCAGAGACGGGTTGGCAGTCCCCGTCAGTGCAGAGAGGTTAGCCATGGGTGCTGTTCCTTAAGCCATGTAGACGGGGTTGGAGGACGCATCGAATACTTGGTCGCCGGCCTGATCGAAGATTTCTTCGGCAGCCGTTCCGGCGGCGTTGAGCTGGGCAATTGTCGCGTCGATGTAGCCCTGGGCCGACACGATCGTCGCCGTAGACGTGGTGAGGCACGCGAACGTCAGGGCCGTGTTGTTGCTGGCGTAGAGCGGACGGTCGAACGTGATGTTGACGGGCACCGTCATCGACGCGCCGACGCGGCTGCGCCAGATCACCGTCGTTGATCCGTCCTTGACCACGATCTCCGTCGCGGTGACGCTCGAGTTGATGACCTGCAGGCTTTTCAGGTAGTTGCTCTTGCCAGCGCCCGGAGCCGCGGCGAGCGTCACATCGGATGTGTTCGTGATGCCGCCCGTTGCGCCGGCATAGGACCACAGCGATACGGTCTGCGGCTGTCCGGTCGGAATGCCGTCGCTGCTGCCACCAGAGCCGACCATGAGGCCAGTCGCGCCGACGCGCAGCGGCACCCAGTTTCCGGCCGAGTCCTGGCCGTAGAGATTTGCCTTGCTCATGCGTCGAGTCTCCCACCTTCGCGGAACGATCCGCCGCTGCCGTTGTCTGCGGACGCCTTGGCCTTCAGAGCCTCACGCGCGAGTTCCTGCTCCTGCTCCATTTTCATGGTCGCGAGCTGGTATTCCTGCTGCATGCGGGCAACGGCGAGGCGTTCTTCCATGGCGAGCTTGGCGGCCTGCATCTGCATTTCGCCGTCGAGCTTGATCTGTGCAATCTCGCGCTCGCTCGCGGCCTTTTGCTCGGCCTGCTGGGCGCTCAGCTGCGCCGTCGCCGCAGCAAGCTGCTGCTTGTGCATCAGGTCGGCCTGGGCCATCTGCGCCTTGTGCTGGGCTTCGGCTGCCGCGAGCTGCTGCTTTCCTTGCATGTCAGCCTGGGCCAGCTGCTGCTTGCCCTGCACCTCCATCATCTTCGGGTCCGGCCCGGGCGGCGGCGGCTGGTAGTCCTCAGGGATTTCCTTGAAGAAGCGCGACGGATTTTTGAAGCCTAGGCTTTCGGCCATCATCGCGTAGGTCGCGCGCAGTTCCTTGACCGACACCATCGGGTTGGACGGGCCGGAATGCTGGATCACGATCTCCTGCTTCTGAGCCAGCATATTGAGGCCCATCAAGCGCTTCTCGCGGCTCTCGGCCGAGCCCACGTGAACCGAGACGGTCATCTCGTCGGACCAGCGGCGCGGGTCGATCTCCATCCTCTTGCCGTTGATCTTGACCTGGCGCGGGCCGTCCTGATGGCGCACGAGCAGGCGCAGGATTTTCGTGAATATTTCCTCGAGCCCGTAGCCCGCCCATCGGGCAACCTGCTCGATGCGGGAGTTAGCCGCGGCCTGCAGCATCTCAATGCCGCTTGCCGTCTTGGTGATGGCCTCTGGCGCGATGCCCTGGGCGTGCTTGTTGACGCCGGAGGCTTCCTCGCTCTTGCGGTCAAAATACTCGATGGTAGCGAGCGCATTGGCGCTCACGTCAGGCGTGGCCGTCTCCTTGATGGCCGCGTTGACATCTCCGCGGACGGGGATCACGGCGCCAACATCATGATCAAGCAGGCGGTCGAACGTGCTTCCGTCCTGCGCCAGCATCTGCTCGTTGACAATGGTGCGGGGCATCAGCGAGCGCGACAGGCTATCGAGCGCCGACCGCGTCAGAACGGTCCTGATCTTCTGCAGGTCGATCAGCGTATCCGCTACGCTGCGGCCAATGAGGCGATGGCTCACCCGGATCGGGGACCACGCCACGAACTCGCACTCATCGATCGCGTCGTTGTCGATGATCACGTCGCCGATGCGGCAGATGCGGCGCAGCTCCATGACGCCATCGCCGTCAACGTCGGTGCGGATGTACTCGACGTTCTGCCACACCTTGCGCCGGCCGAGCTCGGACTGCTGATTGCGCAGCGATTGGCCACCCACCAGCGGCTCGTCGGGGAACCGCGCATCGAGGCGGGCATCCGTGGCAATGTCGATGTCGTCGTCTTTGCTGGTGGCGTAGCCGTCGATCGAGAGCTTGGCCTTGATCTCCGGGTTGTCGATCTCGGCCAGCACTTCGGCAAGGTAGACCTGGCGCTTCCAGCCAACGTAATCAGCCTGCTTGATCGAGCGAGCGCGGCGCGAGATGCGGAATTCCTCGGGCGGCACCGGTTCGACGCAGACACGGCCGACGCGGGGCGTGCGCTGCACCTTGATCGAGACAGTTGGCTCGGGGCCGTCGCCTTCGTCTTTGTCGGCTTCTAGAATCTCGTATTCCGGATCTTGGACGTAACGGATCACCTGCTCAAGCGTCAGGCCCTCGATCTCCTTGGGCGGGCAGGGCTCGGGGTCTTCGAAGTAGACACGAACAATGCCAACCTTCTGCAGCAGGCCGTCGAACACGAAGTCGTGGATCAGCACCTCGCCGTCGTTGTCGCGGAACATGACGTGGTGCAGGTAGTCGGCAGCCTGCTTGAGCGTATCGTCGCCATCGTCGAGGCCCGGATCATCGCAGCAGACGAGCTCGTCGCTCTCCCGGAACACCCGCATCATGTGCGGCATGATCCAATTCATCGTGTCTTCGATGTCGTGCGTGACGACCTGGGATCGCCCTTCGACCTCATCGCCGTATTTCTTGGCGTGATAGCGGTCCATCGAGTCGGCCTGCGATTCCGCAAGCTCGCTCGTGAAATACGACGCAGCGTCGGCTTCCTCGTCCTTGAGGATGCGGAGCAGGATGGCGTCGTTCATGTGCTCTTTGCGCTCTTCCGAGCGCTCCTTGGCGGGGCTCTCGCCCCAGTCACGTGCCATCAGGCCATGGTTCCGAGCTTGGCGCGGCGCGTCACCGCGTGCGATTCAATGACCGGCTCTGCGAATGTCAGAGCAACGGCATCCCATTCGTCGGGCGAACGAAGACCACGCTTGCGCATGTCTTCCTTGCTCTCAAGCTGCACGCGGGTGAGACTATCGTACTTGTAGCCGGGGCCTGTCGCATCGGCCTGCAGCGCATCCGTGTCGGGGATCTGCACTCCGCCCGGCTCTTCCAGCCAATCCTTGGACTTGCCCCACATCTCAGCGCGGCGGTTGACGTACCCGCCTTTGGGCTTGCCGTTCTCGTCGGTCGGCTGCGGCTCAAGCGGGGCGCTACCGAAATTGATAGCTGTCACGACGTAACCATACCCCATCTCGCACAGTCGGTCGTAGACACCAGCTCCGACGCCGCCCACGTCGATGAACAGGCGCGCCGGCTTCTCCGAGTCGATCACCTGCTTGCACCAGCCAGCCGCCTGCATTGTATCGAGCTTGCTCTTGTTCTCGATCTTCTGGACAACGCGACCACGGCGACGGGCCATCGAGTGACGATCGCTGCCAACCCATGCGGGATCGTACCCGATCACCAGAGGGCCGCTCGCCTCGCACACTCGCTTGCGGGCTGCGAGCACCAGGGACGCAGGAATGAAACTGTCGTGCCCCGACATCTGGAACGCCTCGGCCGCAGTGGCCGGGTATTCCTGCTTGAACAGCACGGGGTCTTTCAGTTCGGCAATCTTGTTGCGGCGCCAGGCGATCTGCTCGTCTGTCAGGCCATAGGCGACCTTGTACTCGGCCTCTTCCTCGGTCAGTTCGAAGCCGTCAGGAACGTCGCGCCGGTATTCGTCCTGCCAGTACCATGGGATGAATACCGCGATGTAATCGCCTATCCCGGCTTCTGCCTGCTGCCAGCGCTCGTGATACTCGCCCCCGACACCATTGGCCGTGCTTTCGAGGATAACTTCTGTCCCTGGCAAATCAGGGACAGCCTGCACGACACCTGCGAAATGCGTCCCCGCGTTGGGCCAGAATGCAACCTCAGAGCCGTGGAAAAGCTGAATGGTCTGCGACCGCCCGACCGCCTTGGTTCCTGCTGTGGCAACCGCGTATCCGCTCTCTAGCGCCTCGAAGGACAGTTCCTTGGCGTTGGATGCCCCGGTGATCGGCTTGACCAGCACGGGGCAATTGTCGTGGTAGCGCTCGACCATCCCGAACAGGTTGTCAGTCGCG